GCTTCCTCTGTAAAATCTGTATGGATTTAAAATTTTCATTATGCCGTTTGAACTGCTTGGCTTAATTCTGGAGTTGAAACTCCTCTAAATCTTGTAGGTGTTGATAAGAAATTAATATTCACTTTAACTGGAGCGGAATAATAGATATCTCTGTTATTTACAGTAACCTTGCATCGATATCTAGCTTTATAAAAGGAATATCCAGTTGTTCTTTGTCCTCTAACCAAAGGTCTTTCAGATATAAATCTAGCAATTCTATTTGATTCGGCTGATTTTTGCTCAGAATAAGTTATAAAATCTTCAACAGCAGAACCATTACCGTTTGGACCAGGAGAAGTCATTGAACTATTCGCGTAGAAAACAGTTTTGCCCGCAGCAACAGCTCCATTACTTTCAGATGGAGCGGCTCCAATTGATGTCCAATTTGATGTAGTGCCAGCATCAAATATTTTATATTCTTCATTCGCAACCATATCTTGCACAAGTACTTTTCTTTTGCCAACGTCTGCAAATTTTTGCGTTTTAGGAACAGTTAAATCCGAAGCTGTGTGGAAAAATCTTCCTTTGGGTACTGTTTTCCAATCAGAAAATACATCATCTCTGTTTGTATCTCGGCTATAATAAATAGTAATTCCATCTCCACCTCTTGCATCTTGATATCTACCGTACAATCTATGATATCCTGCTGTTAAATAAAGAGTTGTAGTAGTAGATGTAAGAGCGTCTATTTCTGCATGTGTTGGGTTAAGTGGATCTGCAAATCCAGCGAACATTCCATGTCCACCATAATAACTACTTGCTAAAGTAGAGTCTATGTACAAATCAGATGCGTCATCAGAATCAAGTTTAAATTTGTATGCTTGAACCTGCATAACTTCGCCATCTCCTGTTTGCTGAGTGGCGTTTTTATAAAACGTTGATCCAATTCTAGGCGTTAAAGCCGCTCCGTTAAGACCAGTAAAACCAGCGCCGCTCCATTGACCTGTGCCTCCGATTTTTATAATTTCGTACAAGCCTGTGGCTGTACCAATTTCATATAATCCTTTAACAAATGATTTACCATCGTCGCCTACTGTGGGTACATAAAAATAACCCATAAGCTCCATTCCATAATTATCTACATTTGCGGCAACTCCGTTTAAAGTCTGTTCATTTAAACGAACAACCTCTAATATACCTGTGTATTGATTTTTATCTTCATATCCAGCAAACCCTCCAGTAAATAACAATTCCATTTCTCCAGAAGTATTTATAACTCCAATTTGAGTCCAAAATGAACTTTCTGCAACTGGAGCGCCACCAACAACTGCACCTGTTGTTGGCAAATGACCAGAAATATCTACGGCGCATTTATATAAGAATTCAAGATTGGGAGGTAATATTTTCCTCCACCATGTCGAATTTATTGTGTCTCCAGCACCAGTTGGTAATTGACCAGAAAATCCTGTACGAACTATTGCTTGAAAGTAGGTGTTAGTTTCTGATCCTGTTGGAAAATTTACAAGTTCTCCGCTATAATAATTATAACCAGTGTCCCAAGTTGCAAATTTTAAATTATTGAATTGAGATGGGCCAAACTTTACCAAATCACCTTGAGAATATTTTTGATAGTACGCGGCGCTGCTACTAGTCAAATTAGTATAATCAGATTGTAATTTCCAATCTTGAGCGTGATAGGAGCGAGCAACCAATCCAGATTTTACTGCATAAGGATATTCAATAAAGACTTTTCCTTTTGAACTGTCATTGCTTAATTCTTCCCATTCGTAAGTTATGTTTTCGTCATAAGTTGTTAAGTCTGGATTAGAAACGATATCGCCATTTTTTGTAACGACAACTTCGACAGGATTAGAAAAAACTTTATCTGCGCTATTTGTTACAATATCAATATAAGAATTTAAAACATTAACAGTATAAAATATAGTAGTGTCATCCATGTCAACAGCTTGGTTTGTGCTGAACATGTCTTCTACAGCACCGGCTGGCGCAGCTTCGTCGTCGGCCACTAACTCAACATATTCATTGATTGGTTTATCAACAGGAGTCATCAATTGCTTAATATCGGTTGCTAAAGCATAGTGATCTGTGCTTGCGCTTATTTGCGAGCTTCCAATCTTTAATCTACCATACCCAACTGGAACTGCTTGACCTTGAGAAGCATTTGCTGGCTTGTTTCCGAATAAATAAGATTTGCCTCCAGCTTGCACTTCTTGATTAAAATCTGCTTTTGGCTTAGGCGTTAATAAAGACATTACTCCTTGAATAGCTATGGACGCGCCAATCATTGCTACTGTACTTGCAGCTCCAGCTAAAGAACCTCCTGCCGCGAAAGCTGCCATGCCTTTACCTAATCCAATTGCAGCAGCACCTCCTGTTGCTACTATTAATGCCGCTCCAAGCACTATCATTCCTATTGCCATACCATTTTTCCCTGCTCCCCAAACAATAGGAACTATATGAATTTCACTTGGAGATTTTTGGATTTCCGCTTCTTTCGGGTGCTGAATAACGGCGTCATCAATGACCATTCGGTAATGAACCCCCTTCATTGCCAATTTCTTTATTTCGTCCAAAAATCCTTTCTTGTTAGCATTGATTGCGAGCAAAGCCTCTTTAGCAGAATTTATATTGAATTTAAATTCTTCGCCAAACTTGTTTCGCAACTCTCCATATAAATATACGTTAGTCATATTTTTTCTTTAACATTTCGACGTACTCTTGTTTTACATGTGATTTTCTAGGCAGCAATAAATTAAATTTTTTAGTTTCTTTGCTGTATATGATGTAAGGAATGCAAGAATTTTCGCAATTGAATTGATCAAAAGTTGATTCTTGTTCTGTTGAAGTTGGGTGGGTGTGATAAATTGCGGCGAGCTTACCACTTCTAATGTGCCTTAGAATTTCCAACGGATGAATTTCAAATACATCATTCGCATAGACCGCTATATTTTTTGCGGGTTCTGTTTTTAAATCTTCGTTTTCAACAAAAACAAATCCACAAACTTCTAATTCAGAATTACTTGCGTGTTCAATTATTGATTGCATTATTGTGAAGAAACTGAGTACTCTTCTACACCAGGAAATCCACCGAAAGGTAAAGAGTCGCCAGATCCAAACCTTAATTTACATCCGTTAAGAGTTTTGGAGCATTGATCGCAAACCCAGTATTCTTTATTGAAAGAAGGATTTCTTACGCCGCTTGCCGTGTGCGTTTTGACGCAAACATAAAACCTTAAAAGAGGAGTGTAGTTAGGAATTGCATTTATATCTCTTTTAGCAACTTTGACATTATGATTCTCAATATAAACAAACTCTCCAACTTTATAAATTCCAGCGTTTGCCTTCCACAAGCCTCTATTTAATCCGTCCAACAAAGCGTTGTTGCCGAGAGGAATGGAGGAATTTAACTGGGAATTTGAGAAGAATCTTTGACTAGAAGTTAAAGTGTTTTGCTCTAAAGCATCATAATAAAATCTTGATGCCGGTACGGCTTCCCAAGTCGAACCGCTAGTTATTGGAGGAGCTTTATAATATAAAGTTAATCCTTGTGTACCGCTTGCATCATAATGTCTTACAAAAATTCTATGATAACCAGCAGGTAGAGATATTTGACCAGTTGTTCCTTGCGGCGTAGAACCAGTCTGCGGTCCTGATCCGTATTCAGACGCAACTAAAGTTCCATTTATCCACAATTCAGCAGAATCGTCTGGATCAACTCCAAATCCATAAACTCCAGCTTCATTTGCATTAACTTTGAAGTAACCAATAAACTCTGTAGCAGTATTGTCTGCGGCTTCAATTGTCGTTGTTGTTTGTACGGATTCGCTATTAAAAGTTGTCGCAGCCGCAACAATGCTTGTAAACGTTGATGTATTAGTGGGAGCAGTTGCTCCAGCCCCAGTATAATATCTTCTTAAAAGCCCTGCTTTAAAATCAACAGCTTTTCTTAAACGCATGTCATTCTCGTCAGCAACTGGTGGTCCCATGTATTTGCATCCATTGCCACGGTAGTGAAAACCGCAGTATCTTGCAATTACAGATCTCTTTGGGAATGTTACGTCTTCAATTTCTAAAGGAGAAGATAATTCGAACTCAACAATTGCACGATTTTCAGTTGCTCTTCTAAGAATATAAAATACTTGATCTTCTAATCCAGCAGCAGCGTCAGCAGAACCGTAGGGATTTTTGTTGTCAGAAAAATTTTGATTATCTAAAAACTTTGCAAAAGTTCTTTTTCTTATCACTTTTGCACCAACTAAATTATTATAGCGTCGAATTAAATTAGAAACGAAAAAATCTTGATTTGAAACCGCCAGCTTAGGTCTAGGCAACGAACCGTCGCCTTTACTTTCAAAACCAGAACTTTGAATAGGGAAAGGTAAATATTCTATTCCCTGCCAATAAATCGAACCGTTTATGCCATTTGTACCGCCATGAATGTATAATTTATCATCTGGAGTATTAATATAATCATAGCAAATAACAAAAAACTCTAACAACGCTGTTGGTTCCAGCGAGAAAAGCTCCGCATTAACTTTTTGATTAGAAGCCCTTGACATTTCCTTTTACCCCTTAATTATATTACACGCATATGGCAGGTAAAAACAAAATAAAAATTAACAGTTTCTCTATTGTTAAAATGGAGCAAACTCATGCTAATGAAGTACTAAGGCTCGCTGTAAAAGCGCAATCCTCTTTTCGAATAAGCGAAACTGAATCGCCTTCTTTGTTTTTGCAAGAAAATAAAAATTTAATTTTGGAAAACATTAAACACTCTTTTGTATATAAAGACAATAAAGATAAAGTCTTTGGTGCTATTATAATACAGCCTGAGACTAACATTTCAGCAGAAATTTTAGTTCTTATGGACCCAAACATCATTGCTGGACATGAGATGTACAACGAATTTAAAAAACTTATTTTATCTTTAAAATTTAAATCTATTTTTATTAAAGCCCTCAAGCGCAGAAAGAATTTTGAAAAATATTTAAATTTCTCTAAGTTCTTTGGTTTTAGCGAAGTTTTAAATGAAAATGAGCTTTTTGTGATTTTGGGTTTCAAAAAGCATTGACAGAACTCTTTAAAATGTGTTACCATTGGGGGATGAAGTTCGAAAGGCTTGTGCAGCTTGCAAGAAATCTTATTATCTACGACGACATTGAACTACGGTGTCGCCACTTTGCTTTTGTCTTGAATAAGAACAAGATAATTTCCATTGGGAAAAACTCCAAAAAATCTCATCCAATTAATCAAAAGTACGGGTACTTTGACGGAAGCGGCCTTCATGCAGAAGCTTGTGCGGTAATTAAATCTGGCAGAATTGACCACTCAAGGCACACTTTAGTTACATTTCGTATTGACAGAAACGATAAAGTTGCTATGGGTAAGCCGTGCAAGTACTGCCAAAAACTTTTGAAAGACGTAGCTTTCAAAGAAATATTCTATTCAAATGAGCAAGGCGAATTCGAACGATCCAAATAAATTAGATGACGGATTTGGAAATATCTGGGGTAAGTGTGAACTTGCTTCAGACTGTGGTTTGGAAATTGTACGCCCTGGTAAAACCCAATGTTGGTGCGATTCAATCGAAATGTTATATTATGACGATAACTTTGAACGCTATGGCTGGGCTGGTGACGGTTGGTATTTCTGGAATGAAAGCAGAAATATTTGCTATGGCCCGTATTCAGACGAAATTTATGCTAGACGGCAATTTCTTAAACATTTAAAATTACTAGACAATGAACATCCTGATAATCGAAGCGACCAGTAAGCGAAAACCTCTTGCAGAGGACTACAGTGACACATCAATTGTTCACTGTCGCAATAGCCTTATTTTAAAGAAGGCTTTGGGTGCGGACCTTCTTGACGGAGAATACTTTTTGCCAGAAGTCTTAAAGAAGCAGTATGATGTCATAATCTGCTGCTACGCTTCGCCTTATATGCCTCATGTTCCTTATCGACAAGTTCTAGAAAAGAACCCAAAGGCACGTTACATTTGGTTGGTAAACGATCACGATGTTGAGGATAACCAGCTTTTACGCTGGGGCGTGATCAATCTTGGGTTGGTCTATGATATGATCTGCAATAATCCCAGAAAAGGCTATCGCCATTGGATTCTAAACAAAAACATTGCAGATAGAAAACTTAATGATTTTATTAATAACTGGCTTACTGTTAATTTAAATTCATTGATAATGGACGATGATAGAACGCCGGTTAATATGTCAAATAAAAGCGGCGTGATTTATTATGGAACTTACCGCAAATGGCGAGCAGAGTCATTCAAAAAATTTCTGACTGAAGGAGTGTATCTTTCAGCTTCAAATAAAAACTGGAAAAAATTCCAAGGGCTTGGTTGCAATTGCAATTATGTCCCAAAACTTGAATGGCAAAAGAACAATGAAGACTTACGAAAGTATAAATATTCGATTTATATGGAAGACGAGCATACTCATAATAATTATGCTTTTCTTGCGAATCGATTCTATGAGTCTTTAATGTCTGATGTTGTCATGTTGTTCGACGCTGATTGTTCAAATACAATTAAAAAGTGCGGATATGTTATCCCAGAATCTTTGATTCTTGACGATAAAAAGCTCAAGAATGGAGTAGTTAATTACGCAGAATCTCTTGCTTTTCAAACAAATTTAATGTATCAACAGACTTTCTTCCCTCAAGCAATGGACGAAAAACTAACAGCTTTAAATCAAATAAAAGAATTCATCAAATGAAATTTTTAACACGTTTTGTAGTTCCTAACTTATCCGCACAAAAGATTGGTGTTGATTTGGTAAAAAATTATACATGTGATGTTGATAGCCACAAGCCTCCACAAAATTTTGTTGTTATCACTTCCGAAGAAATAAAGAAGCCAATTTTGATGGAGGTGTCGGAGTTTGACTTTCTTGAAGATAAAATTGTATTTCGAGGTTGGCTGAATTACAATTATACTGGTGAATCTTATTTGTGCAAAGGCGCAGTTGAATTAAGAGCGACGCCATGATTTTCTATAAAACTCTTTGCGATCTTGAGTTAATAGCCGATAATCCAAGTTTTGGCGTCAAGAGTCAAAAAGTTATTTTATACAAAGATCAATCTTTCTCCGTCATTCATAAACAGAAAGATTTTTTTGATTCCGACATTGAATATTGGACAAATTCATTTGGATGGATTTTTAAAATAAATAGAAAAGATTTAGGCAATATAATCGAAAGTGATTTATCATGATGACTTTAAAAGAACAGGAAAAAAAAGTATGGTCTGAGCTTGAACTTATCAAGTCAGATATTGAAAACATTATTGGTTTTAAAATAAATAAAAGAAATTACAAAAAAGCAATCATTGAACTGACCAGACAGGCTGCTTCAGAACAAGATTTGATTGGAAACTTACCCACAGAAACTCAAGAAAAAATTCAAAACTTTTTTTACTCATGTCAGACATTCTTATCTGATGTTATTTGGATGGGCAATGAAGGCAGAAACCTTGAGGTAAATATATCTTATAAAGGGAATGTTCTTTCTCATTGGAAAATCCCAATTGACATTTTCTTTTCCAAGGAAGAGGCTTACGCAATATCTTCGATCACAATGATAAAGAGCTTTCATGATTCTTTAATTGGATTCTTGCTGTCTCCAAAGATGAGAGATGATATTGTTAATGGCGATCAAGATGCTATTAAACTACTCTATTCTTCCATGAATCGACCTTCAATGCCGTCTTCTCTTTCTAATTTGATCATGATCAAAGATAATTTCCCAGATTTTTACAAACATATTACTACAAAACTTGACGTTATGACGGTCGAGGAAATGAAAAAATATATATTAAATAAATCAAAGGAATAAAATGATTTTTACGCATACCGGACTTCTTGGGGATTTTATCCAAACTTGGCCGATTGCTTCTTGGTATTATCAAAAGACAGGGCAAAAAATAGACTTTGTAGTTACTGACGCAGACTGTTTCAAAGATATTGCTGAATTGATACTGAAACAGCCATTTACAAATAGTATAAGAAAAGTTCCTTTTAAAGTTAATGATTATGGATGTGGTGGTCAACCTTATAAATTCAATCCAGCAGACTTTGGTATAAATGGAGAATACATGAATTTTGGCTATCCATGTTATCCTCAATTGCAGCATGGATGGATTCCGTATTTACTGGCTAGAGAAAACGATTTAGGAGTAGATGAAAATTTCGTAATAAACGTGCCTGTTAAAGAAGCCGTCAATACTGATGTTCTGGTTTCAAAGCCTTTTATTATAGAACAAAATCAAAAACTGCAATACGATGGATTGGGTAAAAGAGAATGGGGCGTTTTTATGTTGTCTTATTTCGTTCCTAGCTCAGTAAAAACAATCTCTGGTAAAAATGGACTTTATGCAGATCTTTGCCAAATTAAACAAGCTAGTCACACCTACGTCTCTGAAGGAGGGTTGAGTATCATTTTAGATTTAATGGATGTAAATTTCACAATGTATTATAGAGAACAAGGAGGTTGTGATGGAAGATGGTTTGAGTCTGTTTATTATAGGCAGAACAATCCGAAAAGAAAATTTATATCTATACCAAAATCGATTACATTTCATAAAGATCGAACTTAATGCCACACCTTAACGCAAATATTCCTGTATTCCCCGCTTATTTAAAAAGTGATTTTCTTTACAACAATGAGAATAAGAAAACAGAATACATTCTCTGTGAAGTATTCGGAATCACTAGTTTAACTAGAAGATGTTTAACATTCCAAATCATGACGGAGTATGGCTCGCGGCATGATCGTGTTCCGATCCATTACTTGGTAAACGAGCCAGAGCATTCTGACTTACCATTAGACTGGTTGCAATTGTGGGACTGCTTCTCTTATGACATTGCAATTACACGATGGGAATATCATAAGAATGCCAGAGTTAATGTTCAATTAAAAAATCATGAATGGGTTGAGGGTAAATATCTTTTTACTATCGACTGGCGTGATAATCCAGACGCAGCCTACGGATACTCAGAAATGGCTGGAGGTCACAAGTGCGGTCACGTTATTTGGGGTTTAAAAAATAAGGATGGCAAACCTGTAAATCAATTATTTTTACAGCCAAATAATAGAGTTTTATGGAAAGATGGTGGAGCTTTTATTTCAAAAAAGCTTGACAAACCTGATTGGAAAGTTTTCACTCAGGAATTCACTTGTGAAGGCGAAGGCAAGTGGATCGCAGAAGATAATTGGGACTATTTTTATCAATTTAAAAAACAATGATTTCATTTCCCGTTCCAGACAAACGCGTTAAAGGCTGGGGTTACGAAACTTGGCTAATTAACTGCCCAGATTATTGTTGCAAGTTCCTCGATTTCAAAAAGGACGCCAAAGGTAGTATGCACTTTCATGACAAAAAGCATGAAACTTGGTATGTTTTATCGGGAACTATTTGCATTTCTTGGACAGAGCCGAAAACCGGAATGACAAATAAGCGCATAGTTGGTCAAGGCGAGATGGTAGACATTCCTCGTTTGCAGCCGCATCAAGTTTGCGCTTTAGAAGAATCTCGTATTCTTGAAGTGTCAACTCAACACTTTGAAGAAGACTCTTACCGTATTGTTCCAGGTGATTCTCAATCACGAACAAATTAAAAGCAAATAAGTATGAAATTTGAAATCACTCAAGGCTGCACAGCTTATAACTTTACCGTAGATGGAAAGCGGTACCATGACATGAGCGCAGAAGAAAAAGAAAAGATTATCGATCATGTTCTGGCCGCAGCTAAACAACAAATTCTTAATAATCATGTTGGATTCGAGGGAATCATAGAGCATTTTCAATATGACTCTTACGAGCATGGGCCAAAGTGCGAAACGTGCGGCGACTCAGTAACTAAAACAATAATTAATATTTAATTAAATGAACTCTAATTTTGTTTTACTTAACGCGCAAGAACAAGCTTTGTGTCGGTACTTAGCGAAGCTGCGCCACAATAATGCTAGAAATAAAAATGTAAAAAATAACAAGATTGGTGGTCAAAGCGATGAAATGACTGATCTTGAAGGAATCGGAGGCGAAGTTGCATTCTGCAAACTGTTCAATCTTTATCCCGACATTTCAATTGAGGTCAGAAACTCAAAGACTGACAAAGGTGACGCAGTTCTAAATGATCTGGTGATCGATGTAAAAACAACGAAATATAGAACTGGTAGGCTTTTAGCTGCTCCGTGGAAAGAACCTAGCGTTGATTTGTATGCGCTTATGATTGGAGAAATCGACAAGGGTTACTCTTTCAAGGGGTTCATGGCCTACTCCGAGCTAACCAAACAAGAAAGACTTTTAGATTTGGGGCATGGGAAAGGATACGCCGCTAACCAAGAAGAGTTGGAGCTTGATATTAATAATTTTAAATTAGAAAAAAGTTACCAATCTTGAAGCCAAAAATAAACGCTTGACTGAACTGAGTCTTTCTGATTCTCTTTTAGAGAAATGAACCTATCCCTCTGTTGCATCTCTAACGTTCTTGCCGAGCAAGGTTACAAGTTCCAGACTATGACCTTGACACGTTTCTTGTCGCTGCCCCGTGCAGATGCCATCCGCATTCTCAGCGACCGCATCCTCAACAACTTCGTTGTCACCAATCGCATCATTCAGCACTGTGCCGACACTGGCATTGCTGGCTATCGTTTGTCGTCCACTCTTACTCCTGTCATCGACCATCCTGACGTTAATCTTCGTCTCGACCAGTTGCCCAACTGGTCTGACCTTCGTGCTGCTCTCAACACTATCGCCGCCACCATCAAGCGCACTGGTGTTCGCATCTCTGCGCATCCTTCAGAGTTCATCACTCTGACCAGCACCGATGACGCCGCCATCACCAACAGCATTCGTGACCTTACTGCTCACGCCGATCTCTTCGACTTGCTTGACCTTCCGCTTGACTACCGTTCACCCCTCAACATTCATTGCCGTCAAGACGGCGACCCTGCCGTTATCTCTGCTCGTTTCCTTTCTAACTTCAATCGTTTACCTGCCAATGTTCGTTCTCGTCTTGTGCTAGAGGTCAACGACAACGTTGGTGGCACTTGGTCTGTATCCAACTTGCATAAGTATTTTTTTGCTACTGCTGGTATTCCTATTACCTACGATTCTTTGCACCGTCAGTTCTGCAATCACGGCAATGACGACGCCGCAGACTTTTACCTCGCTTACTCAACTTGGCCCACAATTCCTTTGTTTCATTACTCAGAAGGTATTGACAATACGCGCAAACATGCTATGATGCCCGTCAGTTCACCAAATAACTATGGCAAGCCTGTATTCTTCGACGTAGAACTCAAAGGCAAAGACCATGCAATTTACCACATCCTCAAAAATGCAAACAAAAATCAATAAGACTAGAGATCAAGTCATAAATAAACTCAATAAACTTAATGTCGAATTCCATGTGGAAGACATGGAGATCGAAAGAGAAGATCTTTCTGATAAGCTAACTGGTTACAAAATTGTCTCATCTAATTTAATGGGGTGCATCATCCCTAATTTCAACAACAAGAAAACGGAATTTTTGGTCTTTAATGAGAAACTCGTTCAGCATTTAATTTCAGAAGGGCATACCGATGAATACATCGAAAAGAACGGAAAAATTTGGATGCATATTTTAAATCAAAAAGATTTCGTTAAAATTTTTGAGGAAGCCCACTGTTTTAAAATTAATTAAAAATGAATCGCGTTCTTTTATTTTCTTCAACCAACGTAGGCAACATCTACAAGCTCTACGAGATCCTAAACGCTGACTTCTTGAAGCGATTCAAGCACGCCGCAGAGTTTCGCATCACCACTCTTTCTCACTCGCGAGACTTTTCCTTGTCCGTTGAAGACGCCTCTGAAGAAGAGCGTAAGTGGCTGCAAGATGCCACTTTAAAAATTGTCGAAAGAAATTTTGAAAAAGTAGTTGACGAACAGTGATCCCTGTGGCATTCTTTGCCTGTAAATCAAATTGCTCCCATGATTGTCAAATCCATCCAGCGAAACGTTGTTGAATCTCACGATTTCAAGTCTGAAATCGCGACCATCGATGCGAACGAGATGCGCTACATCTCCTCGCTCTTGCGGAATAATTATTCCAATGTCGTCTTGGCAACTGCACGCGAAACTATCGCCAATGCGGTTGACGCGAACAAGGGTTCGTCCCGTCACGTTGAGATCACTGCTCCCACTCGCCTGAGTCCCACTTTCGTTGTGCGTGACTTTGGCGCGGGTCTTTCCGAGTCTGACCTCTTTGGTCTCTACACCAAGTATGGTCGCTCCACCAAGCGCAGCGATAACGATTCAATCGGCGGTTTCGGCATTGGTCGTTTCGCTCCGCTGTCGTATACTGATTCATTTACGGTTAGTTCTCGTCACAATGGAACTGAGATCGTCATCTCTGTTTATGTTGACGAGCATGGCGACACTCGTTTCACCAAGCTCTCTGACACTTCCACTTCTGAGCCGAGTGGCGTTGAGATTTCTGTTGCAATCAAAAGCGAGGACATTTCCAACTTCGAATCCGAAATCAACAACGTCATTCGCTTCTCTGACGAGAAGTTTGTCTGCAAAGGTTTTTCGCGTTTGGTCCCAGAGTGGGTGATTAAGAACGCTGATTGGGGAGTGGAGAGGAACAGACGCTACGATCCTACCATTGTGATGGGTGGCATTTCTTACCCACTGAATCTTGACAATCTTGAGAATCATCCAATTGCCTCGTCAAATATTTACAAGGCATTCTCCAACTCTTACGTTTCTAATTTCTTCGTCTTTTTCTTTCCAGTTGGCTCGGTTGCGCTGCACCACTCTCGCGAGAATCTAGAATACAACGCGCAGACCAAGAACTTCATTGCTCGCGCCATCTCTAAGTTGGAGACGGAAATCAAAGCGCAAGTTCAAAAAGAAATCGATGCGATTTCTGACTCAGCAGAGTTTTTCAAAAAGCTGTATCTTTTGAGCGGCTCCAATAACCTTGAGTCGCTTTGCTGCGACGCTAATTATAACTTCACTGATGCCAATAAAAATGTAATTAAAATCAACGGTGATCCGATTGTCCCGTTGGCTATTTACAAAAAGTCTCGCAGCACTCGCAATCTTGTGCGGTTGTCAAAGAAGGCCCAAAACGTCCAAAAGACTATCAGTGCCAAGATGTTTTATGCTGGTGGAAACAATTGGCGTATCGTTATCAATGATAACGTTAAAAACATTCATGATCGCGTTAATGGATTAATGAGTTCCAAGGGAATCGATGGGATAATCTATGTAGTTTCCCTTGCTGACGCCGAAAGCAAACTGCTTTACAAGCATAACTCTTGCGATCATATTCACCTCGCTTCTAAACTCACTCCTGTTTCATCCAAGAGTAAAGAGTTCAACAATGTACGCAAAATCTTTTCCAACAGCCATTACAGCTACAGTTTCAAGGAAAAGGTTCCAATGCCTAGCGATCCTTTCTATTATGTTGACATCAAGCATAACGGCGGCAACAATTACGATATTGTTTTCGGTGATCACAAAAACTTTCAGATGCACGACTTCAGAACTATCTGGAAGATTGCAAAGCATTTTGGCATCAATTATGACAATGTTTATGGCGTCTTGGATAGGACTGATCTCCCCGCTCACGCTATTAATTTGCATGATGCCCTCATGCCCAAATTCAATGCGGCAATTGCTCAATTTAAATCAATTTTTAATGCCAAAGAAGAGAAGTCATTTCGTGCAAGTTCTTTCCCTATGATTTCTCACCTCAGTGATCTGAGGAAAGCTTTGCCTGATAATCACCCGATTTCAGTTTATTTCGACGCTTGGAATAAAAGCGACGACATGGGTGACTATGGCTTCACTCCAGAGCAAATCAAAGAGTTTCACGTTTTGGGAGATTTTCCCCGCCATTGCGTTGATGATGCCATTTGCACTCTCGACCCAAAAATTTCTGAAAAAATCAAGCAAGAAGTCTTGACAATCAACCAATCTTATCCGATGATGTTCGCACTGTTTGAGGGGCGTTACGGCTCCTTCTACGGTGTCAAAAGTTCCGTTAAACTTCTCCTTGACTACATTAATTTAGTTGATAATCGTAAGTCGTAAACCACAATAATATATCCTAGTTATGAATAAGCCAGCATACATTATGCGCGACAATTCCATCACCGTTTTCGTTGATGGTAAGCCGCACACCGTTGAGAGTTCGCACCCGAACTTCTCTTCCTTGCGCCAAGCTATCCTTGACGCTCAGTACGATCTCATTCCTGAGTTGATCACGATTGAGAATAAGATCAAGAACATGACTCATGGAGCCATCGACATTTATGATGGCAAGCTATTCCACAGCGGCGTTGAGGTTCATGGCGTTGTGGTGGACAAGCTGTTCGCCATGCTAAAGGAGGGGGCGAAGGATGCCGAGCCTCTGCTCAACTTCATTGACCGTCTGATGCAGAATCCCTCTGCGAATTCAGTCAACGAACTCTACACTTTCCTTTCGTACAAGAGTCTTCCCATCACTGCTGATGGAAAGTTCCTCGCCTACAAGGGAGTTAATAATGATTTTTATTCGAAGCAGGGCAACAAGGATACTGTTGTTGTGCGCGGCAATGTTGCCGCTAATGGTTCCATTTATAATGGTGTTGGAGAAATGATTGAGGTTGCTCGCCGCTCTGTCGATGATAACAAAGAAAATCACTGCTCTTTTGGTCTGCACGTTGGCAGCTACGATTATGCAAATAATTGGGCTGGTTCTGATGGGCGTCTCCTTGTGGTTGAGGTTGACCCTGCTGATGCTGTCAGCGTGCCGACTGATTGCGCTTACCAGAAGCTGCGCGTCTCAAAGTATCGTGTCTTGAGCGACATCACTCCTGAGCGCAAGGAAATTCCTGATGCAATTTACAATGAAAATGCTGGTGATGATTATGATCCAGACTATAGTCCTGATTATAATTTCGATACCGATACTGGTGATGAAGTTTCAGACGATGAAGTTAAAAACGACTTTATTAAGCTGAAGATTCGCAATTACATCGACACCAAGCATTCAATTGGCGAATATCCTACTGTGAAGCAGATTCAGAGCCGCATGAAGGGCTACGATCTTCCTGTAGATCAGATTCTAGACATTGCAACTCGTCAATTGGGCTACGAGTCAAGCAATCTGCGCGATGAGAATGGCGTCGCTTTCCCTGTTGGACAACTCGCAATCGTTCCCCCTTTTTGATAAACCATGAATAATAATCCACTCGCAGATAAGCTGTCAAATGCTTCCGAGATTGAACTCGACGTTGCATTTGCTTTACTCAAGTACAAGGAAATCGGGATTTACCGAAAGATTAAGGGGCTTTGCCTCGCTTTTGGTTTGAATTTCGATAATGTTGTGAAGACTCTCCCCCAAGAGAATGGTCGCCTTCTTGATAGGGAAACTCGTCACTACATTCACGATTTCATGCTGGCTCGTGCCAAGCAGTTTCATACACCCAATAGCCAATGAACGAACAAACACTTACTCCCTTGAGCGTAGATATTAAGCCAAATAAGAACTGGTTTGAGGTTTGGAGCCTTGAACAAGATGGTTCACTAAAGAACTGCGTGAACTTTTATGACCTCGCTCTGCAAAACTCAGTAACATGGGCGATCCAGTGCCTCTCACAAGAGACTTCTCGCACAGACGATGCCTACGTTATTGTTCACGCTTCTGTTGGAGAGGACAAGGAGATGGTACGCTCTATTATTCCAGAACCTACTGATAAGGAAACTAAGTTCTACACGGTTCTAAATAAGTTCCGTGCCGCTCTAAAAACAATTAATTAAAAATCGACATGACGAGAGAGCAACTCTTCGCCCATCATACTGAGTTGACCAATAAGGCACTCGGGATCATGAGGGCAAAGAACAATGATTATGCTGGTAGCAAGGGAGATAATCCCTTTGCAAATTTCCAACGATGCGAATCGATGGGTGTTTGCTCCGCAGAACAAGGTTTCCTTGTGAGGATCGTTGACAAGGTTTCTCGACTCTCAACTTTCGCGAATGATGGCAAGCTCGCCGTTAAAAACGAAAGCTACGAAGACGCTATCCTTGATATTATGAACTACTGCGTTCTTATGTCAGCTTACGTCAAGAGCAAGGAATCAGGACAGGTTAATCCCAGTTAATCTGTAACCGGCGTCATAGGGTTGGATTGTCAGTCCCGTTGGCATCCCCAACTCTATGATTTTGCCGTTGTATTCTCTTATTAAGTGATCAGAAAAATCTCCAAATGTTGCATTACCAGATGCAGCGTAACCAGTTGAAGAATATAGTCCTGTTATTTGGGTTTTATATGCTGCCCAATCTCCAGAGCCAGTGTTAAAACTAGCGTGAATTTCTGCTTGAAGTAAACGAGGACTGTCCATATTTTATTTTACACTTGAATGTCCCTAATTAGCATCTTACTATTTATATTGCTAACCATAAAATTACTCAAGAAACCAAACTATTTTATTAATAAAAATTCGCCTCTATAGCACAGTGGTAGTGCAACAGTTTTGTAAACTGTAGGTCGTTGGTTCGAATCCGACTGGAGGCTCCATATTATGAAAACTCGCAAAATATTAATTAACTCCGACTTTGGTGGCTTTGGTTTAAGCGACAAAGCTATTGAACTCTATCTGAATAAAAAGGGTTTTAAGTTCACAACCGAAAAGAAAAGCTCCGCTTTTTCTGATCGCCGTCTCATTTTCTATGTTAATGAGCAATACTTTAGCGAGCATGATTTAAAGCGCGACGATCCTGTTTTGATTGAAACAGTTGAGGAGCTTGGATTGAAAGAAGTCGCTGATTCTTTTTGCTCACTTAAAATTGTAGAAATTCCTTACGATGTTGAATGGACCCTTCAAGGGTACGATGGGAACGAATGGATTGCTGAAAAGCATCGCATTTGGCAATGAGCGCGCCAGCAATCGTTATTTGCCAGTGCTGCGAGTATCAGTTCGATCCAGATGTAGAAGAATGCCGTCAAGACATTGACGTTGGCTATGTCTGTAAAGATTGCTTTATTCAATTAAAATGGGCGACCGCTCATCTTAAAATAAATAATCTTAGAACTTGTTCAAAATTTCACAACAATAGACTGAAATGAAACCGCTCCCAATCGAAATGAAAAATCATGGATATTCCATGAAACAGATTAAACGCACCGACAAAGTTGCAATGTATTATAAGTGCGGTGGCTACGAAGTTGTGTTGATCCAAAAACATAACGGATACGAAATTAAAGGAGTTAAAATTGAACCGGCAGAATATTTGCCCAAAGATGAAGATTTTGGCACAAAAGGCTGGTATTATGGCGGGCCAAATGCTAGAGAAGATGCGGAACAAAAATACAAGGAACTTACAAATGCAAATTGAATCACTAGACATATTCCCGATTCCTCTTGTCAAGATGAATCTTGGAGACGTATTCAATAAAGAGTTTGATTCTCTAAAAAAAGAACAAGAACATCCTTCAGATAAAAACATGGGGTCAACCCATCATTTTAGCACAAACAAATACATCTTGAATGATCCAAGATTTATTAATCTTAAAAATTTCATTTGCGAGCAAACGACCAATTTTATTCGAAACAAAATGAATGTTGATGGTGAATCTTTGTTGACTCAAAGTTGGGTAAATTGGAATTATCCCAATGAACACACGCAACAGCACATTCACCCCAATTCAATTGCTTCTGGAGTTCTTTACTTGGAAACCACAGACATCAACAATGTAATTGTTTTTCACAAACTTTACGCTCAAACGACAAGAAATTTCATTGACCCAAAACCTTTTAATCCCCCTAATCCAGAAAGAGAAAAAAAATATACCGACTCTACGATGCCAATTAATTTGAAAAACGGAGATTTTATTATTTTCCCATCTTACCTTCCTCATTCCGTGCCGCCCAATAAGTCAAATCAGAAGCGGATTAGTCTTGCTTATAACTCGCTAACCAAGCATAAGTGCGGCAGCTACAGCCGAATTACTGAGATTGACTACAAAATTCTCGCGGAAAACTCTTGACCAAACCTGCGTCATCAAGTATCTTTCTACCATCAAGTCATCAACCACAATTATGAATAATCCAAAAGGAATTCACGTTTATATCCTTGACAACAAGGATCAGCGGATCGGCGTTCTTGCCGCGACCGCGAATGATTGCCGTCCTGAGACCGTTTTCATAGGCTGGTCGCTTTGCAATTTTTCGCTTGGAGACCGCTTCGATCCAAAGCGCGGAGTTGAGATTGCTTATGAACGGTCTCGCAAGTGCAGCGCCGCACCCATTCCAATGTCATTGGTTGAACGCTACGAGGCTTTTAAGTTCCGCTGCCAAAAGTATTTCAAGGACAAGCAAGCCTTTGTTTGATTAATATGGACGAAAACGCTCCCCTCCCTAGCAATTCCGTTGATTGTTTCAACGGATATTCGGATGCGGCAGTTGCCGCCTCCACGATGAAGACGTACAACTTCATCCTTGCCAAGTATCGTGATGAGTTTCAAGCTGCTCTTAATTACGACGAGAAGAAGGATCGCAAGTATCAGAATCAAATGCGCCGTCTTAATCGGGAGCGTGAACGTCTAAACAATCAACCCCAAGAGCAGGTTTTAAATTAATTAAAACTAGCAGCAGTAGCTCAACGGTAGAGCGCCATCCTTCCAAGCTGGATGTTGTGGGTTCGAATCCCATCTGCTGCTCCAATTTCGCGGGGATAGCTCAACTGGATAGAGCAACAGTTTTCTAAACTGTTGGTTCCGAGTTCGATTCTCGGTCCTCGCGCCAATGGGCGGTTAGCTTAGTGGTTCAAAGCAGAGAACTCATAATTCTTTGATCGGGGGTTCGAATCCCTCATCGCCCACCAATTTTGTCCCGTAGCTTAACTGGTTAGAGCAAGCTCTTTATAAGGGCTAGGTTCTGGGTTCGAATCCCAGCGGGACGACCAATTTTTGTTCTTTACACTTTTGGGAGTAATTACCCAGAAACCCTCTCCCTTAGCTGCATTCACGAATCTATTGAATGCTGGGCGTTTGGTAGCAATGGAATCAGATTCATGGTGGAATAGACACTTGTAATCTGACTACACAACGACGCTATTGAGAGAGGGTCAATTTTCGGTTCTATAGCTCAATGGTAGAGCAGCGTCCTTTTAAGTCGTTGGTTCTGGGTTCGAATCCCAGTGGAA